TCCAGTATCTTCGGATTACAAAGGACAACAATATTGGTATATGTATGGCGCTAGAACAACAGATAGGTACAATCCTAATCTGTTGAATGAAAGAGAAAACTTCTTTCATAAGCCATTGGTAAACCTTAATCATTTCTATGATGTCAATGATGATATTAGATTAAGTTCTGTTCTTTATTGGAGTGGTGGTTCTGGTGGTGGTACTGGTACTTATGGAAGTGTAAGTAGAAAACCTGCAGTTGAAGGTAATCAATGGTGGGCTAGTTCACCTTGGATGTGGGATTGGGATGCTGAGATCGAACAGAACTCTGCTAATGTAGACTCTGCTTGGTCAGATACCGAAAACCGTTCCACAGGTATCCTAAGAAACTCAATCAATAGACAGAATACTTATGGTTTGATT